GGTCAGGACAACGCGCAGCGTGTCCTGCAGAACATTCTCCGTGAATTCCTGCCCGCCCTCGGCGGCAGCCGCAACGCCGATCCGTGCGAGGCTCGACCCGATCCGGTTCTTGATCGGCACGGCCAGCGGCCCCAGCAGGCGGTCGAGCGCCCACTTCTCGGTTATCCCGGTGATCGCTGCGCCGCCTAGCACCGCCAAGTCCTGCCGGCCCTGCGAGGCGTCGATGTCCGGGGCGATTTTCTCCGCCATCGCGTCGGCGCCCTGCGCGTAGAGCCCGGCGCCGCGCGTGAACGGCAACATGAGGATCTGCCCGAATACCTGACCGAGCCCTGCGGCCACCTTGTCCCCGAACGTCTGGCTTGCCGCCGGAACCATCACGTCGTCCCTCGCGGTGCGCTTGATCGCCCCGCCTACGGTGCGCCAGTCCTCGCCGATCAGCGGGCCGACTACCGACTCGTTCGTCGCTTGGCCGCGCGCCATCGGCCGGGGGAGGATGAGATTCGCTAGGCCGCCCAGGGTGTTGCGCTGCGCGATGTCGAGAAGCTGGCCCGTGCCGCCGACCTCCATACCCGCACCCTCGAGCGCGCCGCCGCCGAACTGCCGCAGCTTGCGCTCGAGTTCGCCCATGTTGTCGACGTTGTCGTGCGCCAGGCGCGCGCGGTCGTGATCGGCGATCAGCCTTGCGGTAGCCGGCGCGGTCTTCGCCAGGGCGTCGAAGTCGATGGTGCCGAGCGCGGCCTGGCGCGCTACGTCCTTCGGCAAGGCGAGCGCGGTGTCGACGGGTACGCCGGTGCGCCGGGCAACACGCCGGGCTTCGGCGTAGGCGTCCGGGTTGGTATCGACCGCGGCATCAAAACCGACGCGCGCCGCTTGCGCGGGCTCCGGGGTGAGGGCAGCCGCGACGGCGGCGTCGTATTCGGTGTCGCTCATCGGCGGGCTTTCAGGTTCCAGTAGGCAAGCAGGATCTGCGCATCGGTCGGGTCGTCGATGCCTTGCCGCTTGTAGGTTGCGGCGATTTTCTCCCGGGTTGCGCTGTCGATGTCGCTGGCCTTCGCCGTCAGCATCGGCCTCGAGTTCGAGGACAGCAGGCCGCGGAACTTCACGTTCTTTGCGAGCAGCGCGTCAAGGTGCGCCGACACTTCCGCGTCGCTGAATTTCTTGCCCGCTTCAGCCTGCGCCGCGGCGAAGTACTGGTCAACGAACTGCCGGATGGCCCCGACTCGCGCGGCATCGCTGCCCCCGTCGTCCTTCGGCGAAGGGTCAATCTCGAGCATCCGCAGCCGGCTGTCGAGCGTTTGCTTGATCGCGTGCGAGTTCAAGTCGCCCGGCCCGCTGCCGCCCTGCGCCCGGCCGGTGAGCTTTGCGCGCTCATTGGCGAAGTGTTTGAAGTCAGCCTCGGACAACTCCCGGCGAAGCGCATAGAACTGATCGTCTGTCAGCTTCGCGAGGCCTTGCGGGTTGCCGGCGAGCTTGGCGTACAGCCACGGGCTCGTTGTATCGTCCCCCTTGGCGATCTTCTGCGCGAAGCCGATCAGGTTGTCGATTTCCTTGACCGGGACCGCGCCGCGCACGGACGGCGGCAGATCAGACCACCGCCCGCCATTCTCGACAATGCCGCGCATGGCGGCGGCGGTCGCCTCGTCTTCACGTTGTTTGATGGCCTTGGTTTGCTCCTCGAAGCGCCGCTCGACTTCAACCCGGGCCAGCTTGAGTCGCGCCGGGTTGGCCGCGAGCGCCGGGTCTGCGCGCAGCGCGTCGTCGAACTCCGCGAGAGTCGGCCGCGGCGGCTGGCCCTGGCCCGCGCCGAACTCGCGCATGTTCTTTGCGACGTAGGCGCGCGTCTCCGCCGGCATGAAGTCCAGCCACGTGCGGGGCAGCACGCCGGGGTCGGTCTTCGCCAGCATGGCGTTTTTCTCCGCGCGCTTCTCCGCCTCGGCGAGCCGGCCGGGGCCGCCGTTGTAGGCGGCATACGCTTTGGCCAGATCGCCACCGTTGGCCTGAAGCTGTTTCTGGAAGTAGGCCAGCCCGAGCGCCCGGTTGTAGTTCGCGTCGTTGCGATAGCGGCCCTCATCCCACGGCAGCCCGGCGAGCTTGGCCGCCTCCGGGCCGGTGCCGGGCATTACTTGCGCGATGCCCACAGCGCCCTTCGGTGATGTCAGCGGCTTGCCGTCCGCGCCGAACTGCCGATTCCCGGACTCGGTGCCAAGCGCGATGTTGAACGCGCGTTCAGCCTCGCCCACTTGAATGCGCGGTTGCATGCGGTCGAGCACTTCGCCGGCTTTCTTGACCGCGACGAACTGGTCGACTTCCTTGGTGATGTGCCCACGTACCGACAGGATGTCGTCCGCGTCCATCTGGTCCGTGTATTTGCGCAGGTAGGAGTCCGCGTAGTCCGGGGCGCCCGCTTCCAGGGCCGCCAGCAGGGCGACCTTGTGTGCGTTGCTTGTGATCTTGCGCGCGTGCGCGTCCTGCCACTCCGCGGACTTGCCGAGAATCTGCGCCTGCCGGTATGTCTCCGCGCGGATGCGCTCGACGGCCGCGTTCACCGCGTCGGGGTTGCGCCAGTTCAACCCGATTTCGCGAAGCGCCGTGCTCTGCACGCCCTCGGATACGGACAAGCCGTAGGTCTTGAACTCCTGCGCCTCGTGCTGCAAGACACTGCCGCGAAACGCTGTGCGGATGTCGTTGGCCCGCAGCGAAAAGGCTTGTCGCTGTGCGTCGTTGCCCATCCCGGCAGCGAGCGCAGACAGCTTGCTCTGCAGGACTTCGTCGTACTCATCCGCCAGGCGCTTCCCGTCCGGGCGTTCAAGCGCAGTCAGCCCCTTCTGGTGCTGAAAACCGGCGTCCTTGTCGTACGTCAGCCGGAGCGCTTCTTCGCGCGCCCGGTTGAGCGCATCGTCGACGCGTAGCTGGTTCGCCTGCTGCTGAATGTCGAGGGCGATCTGGCCGACCGCCTGGCCGGTGGAGGCCATCGCGCGCCCGGTCTGCTGCGCCTGCAAGCCCGCCGTATCGGGAGCGTTTGGCGCGACGACGCGAACCTGCGGCATCGCCGCCGGCGATGCTTGAAAGCTATCGTAAGTGGGGACGCGGGCCATGTGGTTATCCGTAGTCTGCCGGGTTGTCGAAGCTCGAGTCCCAGCCAGCCGGCTTGTCGCCGCCGGTGGCGCCGGACTTGCTGAGGGCGTACCAGGAACTCGCCACGCTGCCGGCGCTACCCAGCAATGACGTGAAGGCCGCCTGCCCCGGGTTGATGCCCTTGGCCGCGCTGCGCTTCATCGCTGCCTCGCTCTGGTAATTCACAGCCTGCGTGCGGTAGCCCCACGCCGACTGAATGGCGTTGAGCGTCAGCGTGTTCACGTCGATGTCCTTCATGATGTCCGTCGACGTTTGAATCTCCGCCGCGGTGCCGGTGCTGAGGTCGATACCGTTGGCCGCCATCGCCGCCCGTTGGCTGCTTTTGAGCTGCCCCGCCCGGTGCGTGAGGGCGCCGACTTGCCGCTGGCCTTGCCGCAGTTCCGCCTGCGCGCCAAGCTCCGCGATGCGAGCGTTGATGTCGGCGACCGCCGCCTGGCTTTTCAACGCCGTGCGCTGCGCCGACGCGCTGCTGCGGGCGCCAATGGCAGATGTCGCCGCCCCGCCGATTTGCGTAATCAGACTGGTGGTGGCGAGTTGCATCGAGCTGAAACCCATCGCTGCGGCTCCGTGTGAGGATGGCGAACCCTACCCCCGGGGGCGTGCCCTACGTGCACCGCGCTGGTGTCAGCCGAGCGCGACTTCAGCGGACATCGCGACGATGGTCAGAGGCAGCGGGTCCGCCTGGCGCACGAATACTTGACCGCTGGCCCCCCACGTCGGCGTCAGCGTGATTTCGATTTCGTCGCTCTTGAGTGCGGGCGGCGATCCGTAGGGTTCTGTGGTGCGCTGCTTCGCTTCCACCAGGGTGTTTTCGTCCGGGCCAACGAAGATGCCCGATGACCGATGCACGCGTAGCCAGACCTTGTTGACGTTCTTGACGCGCCCTTGCCCCAGGCTGCCGTCGCGGAGCGCCACCACCGCCGGCAGCGTCTCGAGGTCCGCGACAATTGGCAGCCCGATTTGCACGGTACTTGCCTCAGCGTCGAGTGTGATGGCCCCGCCCGTCACCGTCCGCTGCGGATGCACCGCCCCGTCCGCGAGGATGTTGACGACCTTCCCTTCCAGATGATCAAGCCCGCTGATTTCGTCCGCCGGTGCGCCCGAGTATGTCGCCCCGCAGTCGACGAAGAAGGCGTCTGCCTGCGCGTCGAAGTGCCGCGAGGCCAGGCGCTCGACGTAGCGCACGGTGTTTCCGTCAATCGTGCGCCTGACAACGCAGTACAGCCGGTCCTCGTTGCCCTCGGCGACGACCGCGCACGACTCGAACGCGCCGTCCGTGTCGTGCCAGTGCCACGCGCCGATCTGCTGTTCCGGGACGTAGGTCAACCCCAGCAGGTTGCCCGAAGACGAGACAAACCAGACGATCGGCTGCGGCGCCTTGCCGTAGGCCATGTCCACAATGTCGTATGTGTCGAACAGATGCGGCGCCCGCAGGGACAGGTCGCCGGTGATGAAGCCGCTTGCCTGCCAGTTGTAGGCCAGTTCGCGCACGTGACCCCCGCGGGCAGCGCCGTACAGGAGCGTGTTGTTGATGATGGTCGGCTGCACGTTGGATGCGCCGACGTAGGATTGCGGCCGGACACTGATCGTACTGGGGGTGATGGCGTCCGAATTGACCGACGTGACGCGCCACTCCGCCGACGACGTGAGTAGCAGGAGCTGCGTCAGCGGCACGATATGGCGAATGGTGTTCGCCTCGCGCGCGGCCACCCGGAACGCGATCCGGTCGTCGTCGCGCACGGGCAACGAGTAGCTCATGTTCGACTCGGTACCCGACTTCGTCATCCAAATGTTCTGTGGTTTGTTCGTCGTGCCGGCGAAGCACCGCCGCTGTTCGTAATATGAGACGGCGCCCGGGTAGTCCCCGCTACCGCTGAACATGGCGTCGTAGATCGGTGGCACCTGCGACAGGTCCGGGGTGATGTTGTCGTCGACGATCGATAGCCCCGCCGTCTGGCCGATGTACCCGTACAGGCCGCCCTGCAGCTTGTAGACGTTGTATCGGGATGCGCCCGTCACCGCCGACCATGAAATCGTGACGGTGGCACCCGTCTCGTACAGGTTGCCTCCCGCGCTCGAGGCGGTCGAAGCTGCCGATTCGCCGATGCCGTCGGCGTCGATCGCCGTGACGACGTAGTAGTAGGTGTACTTGACGGCAGTGTGGCCGGCGGCAACAAGCGTCGGCGCGCCCGGCGCAGAAATCGGCGCAGCGAACGAGAGCGTCGTCAGTTGCCAGTTCGTCGCGCCCAGCCGGCGCAGTTCGCGCGGCGCGTAGTTGGGGTGCACGAGCGTCATCACGTCCGCGGACTGCACGTAGTGAACGTCGAACAGGTCAGCCTCGGCATACGGATTGGCGACCTCATACGGGGTGCCTGCACTCAACAGCGTGCCGCCTTGGGTGTGAAACCGGAACGTACCCGCGCCCAGTTCGATAACCATCGTCTGCGTCGTCGAGTAGGTGAAGGGAATTAGACGGGTGCGCTTCGTCGAGTCCTTGACCTCGCGCACGAAGGCGAACCCCGGGCGGTTCTCCGCCGGACCTTGCGGCTTCGTGATGAAATTGCGGCACTTCGCGAGGCCCGACAAGTACTTCGCGTCGTCGCTGCGGCCGAACATTTCCGGCGAGACTTCGCCGCCGGCAAAGGAGCGCTGGAGGGTGCGGACGTTCGCCACGTCAGCGGCCAGCGATCCAGGACGGGGTTTTCTCCGGCCGGACCTTGCGTTGGTTGGCGTCCGACACCTGCGCCTGGCGCAGCGCGACAAACGCATTCTGCAGGCAGGATTTGCCCGCTGCCGCTCCGGTGTCGCCCTTGATCAGCGGCCCCGCCAGGTACGAGGCCAGCATCCACCCCAGCGTGTCAATGAACATCGGCGAGAAGACCGTCGTGTCTGTCACCCGGGCGACGTAGCGCAGACTGGCATCCTCGAGGTTGGTGAGAATGATCGGCGTGCCGTCGGCCGTTGTCTCGGACTCGAACTCCTCGGTGTCGGTGTCGTTTGCCGCAGAGGCCGGCAGCACGGACAGCAGCTTGAGCGCGTCAGCCGGCTCTGCGTAGGCGTAATCCCAGGTCCAAGTAGGCACGTCAAGCTGCGCGAGTTGCGCCCGGCGGGTTGCGAACCTCCACGGATGCGCCTCCAGCAGCGTGTCGCGCGCGATCGGGTAGAAGCGGGCGCAGTGCTCCGCCTGCGCGGACCCTTCGGGTGGGTCGATGCTGGCTACCGTGGCGCTATCGCCCAGGCGGGCGAGCGCAAGATTGCAGATGTCGACGTCAGAGGCCATTTTCAAGGCTCCAGAAAAACGGGGGCGCATGGCCCCCGCGTGCTACGCACAGCCCGCGGCGACGGTCAGACGAGGTCTTCGACAGCCCGACGCCCGCGCGCCGCGCCCTTCGGTGCACGGGCTTGCGGTTCGACTTCCGGCGGTTCGACTTCCGGCCCGCCGTCCACCACGGGAACGAACCACGAAGCCTTGCTGCCTTCCGGGACGTCGAATTCGTCGCCCGGTTGGCGCAGCTTGCCGAGATAGCCCGGTTTGAGGGCGACGACTTTCATCTATCGTCCCCCTCGTCAGGCAATCTTCGAGCTGTCCGGCTTCGGCACGTTCTGCTGGTAGCCTGCAACGATCTGCGCCGAGAACTTGCCGGCCGTCAGCGGGCCTGTTGCGACCGTGTAGTAGGCCCGCAGGTACCGGCGGAGCTTGGTCGGAAGCGGAATGACGTGCTGGTAGCCCGCGACCAGCGTCGCCTTGCCGATAGCCGCGGTAACGGCGACATCCGCGAAGCTCGAGTTGTCCGCAGAATCCTGCAGCGAGAAGGTGACGGTTGCCGAACCCGAAGCCGTCGCGGCCTCGTCCGTGGTGATGACCAGGTAGAGGTCAGCGACGCCAAGGTCGGGCGTCGTCTGGCCTGTGTCGATGACATCCGTTGAAGCGGCCGACGACGTGACGGCTTGTTCGTTGGAAACCTGCAGGGCTTTGTCGATGAGCATTGTGCTTCCTTTCCTGAAAATCGTTGTCAGGGGGCGGTTCTCCCCACCCCCGTCGGTGCTGCCGCTGCGGTTTAGGTGACGCGCGCCTCGGTGAGCAGGAGGGCATCCGTGCGCCGGCAGGGGATGCCGTCGAACGTGACCACATGCTTGCCGGCGACCGACTCCAGCGTCAACGTGGCCGACGCGACCTTGTTCGCGATCTGCCGACGCAGGAAGCTGCGAATCTTCCGCGGAGCGTAGAAGACCGCGCGGCCCATGCCGATGTTGGGGATCAGTTCGATGGCCTGCGTCATCAGGTCGATCAGGTCGGCACCCGAACCGGCGTTCTTCGTGAGGTCCGACACGTCGATGTTGCAGACCCGCACGACGTACCGCCAGTCGCGCAGCGTGAGGCCGACGTCCCACTTGTAGTGCGTGCGGTAGCCTTGATACCGGCCGCCTGCCGCATCGGTCAGCGTGTCTTCGCCCAGGTCGCGCGACTGCAAGCCCGCGGGCGAGCCCTTGGGATAGATGGCGTGACAGGTATTCGGTCCCCAAACCACGAGCCAGACCGAAGCGTTGTCGCTGCCCGTGCCGCCGGCGTCGATGATGTTGATGGCGTTTTCGGCGGACAGGCTGCTGTACCTCGGCGCAAGCCCGGTGAATTTCTCCGGGTCGAGGCTGCTGTCACCATAGAACAGCGTGGTGGCGAGCGTCTGGTTCAGCCCTTCGATGAAGGCGCGGTCTTCCGACAGCCGCCACGATGCCGAGTTGCCGTTCAGGTCGGCCAGGGCCTTGTCCACCTCGGCGTACGTCTCGAGCATGCCCATGCTGTCCTTCACCTGCACGGTGCGGGACTTCTCGGGCTGCACGCCGTAATTGAGCTTGCGCCACGTGCCGATCGGCAGGCCGGAGCGCACGGTGGTCTTGTGCTCCGTGAAACCGTTCGCTTCGATGACGGTCATGTCGTCGAGGACTTCGTTCGTCTCACTGAGCATTTCGACGATGTTGGGGTCGATCCTGCCGTCCGGCCCCAGGCGGGCGGCGATGTTGGCAAGGGTCGGGTTGGTGCTGGTCAGGGTTGCCATAGGTGCTACTCCTTACGGGTTCATGTTGGATGCCGCGTACAGCCGGCGTGC